TGCTCAGTGATCTCGGTGTAGCTCGACCAGTAGAAGTCGTTGAGCAGGTTGGTGTCGACGCTATCGGCGGTGACGCGCACCACACGCACATCAACCGGGAACGCCCCGGTGAAGCTCACCTTGTAGTCCTTCTGATATTGATCAGCGGTGCGGCCGGCGATCGTGTCATCAATCACGGTGGTGTAGCCGCCACCGTTGTATTGCACTTGGATCCGCAGATTCAAGTTGGTGCCTCTTACATCACCCTCATCGGTGTATTGCTCAAGCCGCGGCACCGTGATGGTGACCCGAACGGCGTCGACTGTGGTGTCGGTGATGGTGCGTGTGATCGGCGTGGCCTGCTCGACCTTTACCTGAACGCTGCTTTCCCGTTCAATATCGGAGAAGCCGGGGATGTAGGTCTGCGCCTGCGTGCCATACCTTGTCTGCAGGGTGACGTTCTGGAAGTTGTAGTCGGCCGTCTGCGGATTTGTCGCATCAGCGCCTTGGCGCAGGATCTGCGTGCCGTTCAGGAATACATCCTTAAGGAGCGCCCTGTTGTAGTCAGCGCTGTCGCGCGCGTAGGCCGCGGCCGATGGGAAACCTTCGATCTCGCCTTCACTCAGCAAATCGACGAACGTCGCATATTGCTTCGAGGCCAGCGTGTCTGGATCACGAACTGGCGTCCGAGTTGGCGCGACAACTGTCTGCTGGACGACGGTTGTTCCACCGCCGCCTCCGCCACCACCACCTGCACCACGGATCAGTTCGCTCATGCTTCTATCTGCACGGTGTCGATGCCGGCCGAGATCACCACGGAGCCGCAGATCACTTCACCGAACGCTAGGGGCAGCGGCACGCCTGCCCGGCTGGTGTTCTGAATCCCGCTGAAGCTGTAGGACTTCTGCGGATCCATCTCGGTGTTGGTGGTGCCCTGCGGTCCGCTGTAGGTGCCAGAGCTGGCCAGCGTTGGCGTTGGCGTCAGTGCCTGCGAGATGCCGCCCAGGATCAGCGCACCGCCGAGCAGACCGATCTTGGTGACGGTGGCACCAGCAAGACCAAGGCCGAGGCCAGGGATGAAGATCGCTGCAGCAACCAGGGCAACACCAGCAAGGATCTGCCCCACACCACCACCAGCACCACCGATCACTGGCACGATCTTGATCGCATTGCTGCCAGCCGGACCATGCAGCTCCTCCATTCCTACGGCATGATCACCAACCATCACGCGGTAGTGCCGCCCGTCTTGGCACATGTGCCGCTCGACCTGCGGATAGTTGGCCAGCAGGAATCGGATCGCCTCTGCTGCACTATCGACGGCCGCCATGAACTTGCGCCGTCCGAGGAACTTGGCGAGCTGCCCATACACTCGGATCTCGCGCAGCATGGCAGTTCTCAGCCTTCGGTCAGTTTATCGGCGTCGCGATGGCGGAGTCTACGGCCAGTGCAATTTTGCAGCCAACCGCCGTACAGATCACGACTTGAGAGGCGCCCGCGAAGATGGTGCAGCACCAACTGATCACCGATATACACACCGCAGTGGTTGAGGCCGCGGCCTTCAATGTTCATTAGCAGGCCGTCGCCAAATTGCAGCGGCTCCTCCTCCGGCAGTTGATAGAAGCCGGCATCCTTCCAAAAGCCATCGAATAGCGGCTGCACTTCAAAGTCCGCATGGGTGGCCGGTCGATCCCAGTCCGGCAGGTCGATGCCGTGCTCGCCGTACCAGTCACGCACCAGCGTCCAGCAGTCGCTCACATCCCACACCCAGCTACGGCCGATGAGCGGTGCCTTGTAGCCAGTGGGGTGCGTTTCAGACCAGGCTTCGGTCTTCGGGTTGACGATGTACCACGGCAGGCCAGTGGCCTCGATGCTGATCAGGTCCGGCTGGCTGGGCGCCGGCGGTGTGACCGGATGGCTATGGAAGATGGCCACCACCTCGCCAGCATCCTCCGCAGCGGCATAATCCTCAGGAGAAAGGACAAATTGTGTGCCGTCTTGATCCAAATTGCGGCAAGGCCAATACCGACGACGGCCTTTGATAACCACCACCAAGCCGCAAGCCTCACGCGGATCTTCCTGCTTGGCGTGTTTGAGCGCGTCAGTTTTCCAGCTCATACGGTGTAGGCGCCGATTCCAGGGAAGCTGCCATAGGGCAGTTCAGAGGTTGCCCCGAACCGCAACTTACAACTGGTCAGGCGTTTGCCGCACACGTCATTGTCCAAGCCGCTCACGGGTTCGTCGTTGACGGTGAAGTAATTGCTGCCGGTGTAGCCGCACTCTGTCGAGCGGTAGACCCATTGGCAGATGTTGGCGATGCACTGCCGCTTCGGCGCCCGCACACCAACCAAATCGAACGCAGCGGCCAGCTCAAACTCCACCATCTGCCGGCTCTCGGATGACTTGCGCGCGATCTTGTAGACCTCCCGCGGGAACTCGGCGGTCGGGTCCGGCGTGCCGTAGGGGTTGGTGCCGCCAGTGAAGTTAGCGCCATCGATGTAGCGCGCCATCGTGCGGATCCTGGTCAGCGTTGCCCCTGTCAGATCATTGCCAGCGGTGGTCGTGTTGACCGTTGCCAAGATCGTGCTGATGCTGCCGAGGATATTGCTCACCTTGATCTTCGGGCGCGGCAGGCTGCCCGTGCCGGTGTACTCAAATCCCTCAGCCTCGACCGGGAACCGCTGATAGCTATTGCTGTTCCAGACCAGCTCACCGTTGGCGTTCATGTTGCTGCCAGCGTGGAAGCGGTAGATCGTGTTGCTGCCATGCAGAGCGGTGACAAGCTGCAGCTCGAATAGCTCGATGATGCTGCTCGGCGCGATCTTCTGTAGCTCTGAGACGGGTATCGCCATGGCTACGGCTCGAACACTTCGATGAAGGTGGCGGTGATGTTATTGAAGTTGCAGGAGCGCAGCGTGGTCTGCCACTCCCTGCAGATGTATTTGCCAGCAGTGCCGCGGGGTGGTGTCCAGTCAAAGCTCTCGACACCAGCTCGGGCATCTAAGAAGGCCGTGATGTTATCGCGCTCGGTATCGGTCCGGTTCAAGAAGTTGAGCTGCCACTCCTTGCCATTGCGGTGCAGGCCGAAGCCGACGCGATGCTGGTAGCCATCACCTGCCTCGAAGGTGACCACCCGCGGCTTGCTGATCTCAGTGGCCTCGAAGCTGGGCGTATAGGAGAAGGTGGCCATTAGTTGAGCAAGCCTCCTGGGCGCTTCTGGATCACGATCTCATTCTTGACGGCTTCGCTGATTGCCCGGCCGAACTCGGCGCCCTTGGCGTTATCACCTTGAACGCTGGTGCCGCTGGCGTCAACGTTCACCACCACGCTCACACCGCCGCCACCGTTGGCAGCCTGCACACCAAGGCGGCCATCACGGCCGCGGCGTAACGGCATGATCGCCTCAGGTCCGGCCTCGCCCATCAGTCCGATGCCATTGGCAAAGGGGAACAAGGTCGGCTTGTCGACAATGCCGCCACGGGCGAACTTCTGGATGCCGTTCTGGGCGAAGACGTTGCCCATGGCGCTAGCACCGAAGCCGATGGTCTTGCTCAGCGAGCTGGCCACTCCGAGCAAGCCGCCCCCGCCACCACCGCCAAACATGCTCTGCACAGATCGCAGTAGAGGCGCGATGATCAGCATTCGCGTGACCATGCGGGTGATCTCCTCGATGATGGATTGCGCGAACTGACGGAAGCTAAAGGTGCCGGTAGTGGTCAGGGAAACAATGGCATCCTCGAGACCCTTGAAAGCGGTCTGAGTGACATTGCTCAAGTTGGCGCCCAGTGTCCCGATGCTTTCAATGTACGAACCGATGCCGGCACGGAAGTCTTCCATTGCCGACGTTGTTTTCTCTACAGAGACATAGAACAGCTCTCCGCTCATGCCGGCCTCAAAGCCTGCACCCTTCAGCTCCTTGAATTTCTCGATGAGCGCATTGGCTTCTTGAACTTGCAGTTTCTGAATCTCAACCGATCTGGTGCGCTGGATATTGGCCTGCTGTTCAATGGGCAACTGCTGGCGCAATTCCTTATCGGCTGCGGCACTGACAGCTCGGCGCCTTTCTGCATATTCGAGCTGGATTTTTCTAAGAGGATCGGTTTCGCGGAGAATCGCCAGTTCCGCCCTCGATTGCGCTAGCGATTCACGCGAAGATGCTATGCCTTCCGCGATTCGCTTACGCTCAGCCTCAGCACGTTTTTGTGCTGCTTTTTCTTTTTCAGCAGCATCACTGCCCGACGCGCGACCAGGCAGTAGCGGAGGGGTGGCTGGCAACGCGGCGCGCCGCTGTCCGCGAGCGGCAAATTCAGGCTGTTGTTGCAGCAGTTTGATGAAGTTCTGCTCATTAAAGCCAAGACCTAAAAAAGCGCTTCCTGCTTGCCTCTGAAGCGCTCGCCGACGTTGCTCGCCAATGATGCGATCGATGGCGGCGGGTCCGCCAAATGGCAACTGACCAGCGCGGATAGATGCTGTTGCTTCCGCTTGCTGAGGACCACTGATTGCCAGCTTGATAGCCTTGTTGATTGTGTCAATTACATTTATCGCTAAATCCAGAATCGCCTTAACAGCCGGACCCAGAACAGTTCCGATTGTTTGCGAGAGACCTGTAATGTTATCTTTCAGCGTGCTGAATTTACCGTTCAGGGTATCGCTTTGAGCGATAGCACCATCAGCATATTTGCCACCAGCAGCGGTAAGGCGCTGAATTGCAACCTCAACAGCCTGGGCGCTGATTCTTCCACCCTCGAGTGCCTTGGTAAATTCTTGGCCTTGCAGCTTATACATTTTCTGCAGTTCAGCCGAGAGCGCAACGCCACGCTCTTGGAATTGCAGTAGCTCCTCGCCTTGCAGTCGCCCCTTGGCTACCACTTGGCCATAGGCCGTCGCGAGTTCGCCTAAGTTGGCTCCGGTTGCACCAGCTACATCGCCGAGAGTTTTTACAACATCAACAACTCGACTCGATTCAACTCCAAAAGCATTTAGGCGCTTTGCCGTCTCAATCAGTTCAGTCGACTCAAACGGAGTTGATGCTCCATAGCTCTGCAGTTCTCGAATGATTTGAGATGCCTGAGTCGCGCTGCCAGTTAGGACCTGCAGGCTGCGAGCCTGACTCTCTAATGTCGCTGCATCTCCAAAGATTTTGTTAATGATCAAGCCGCCGCCGATCAGGCCGGCAACTCCGCCAACGGCTGCGCGCAAGCCGTCAAATGACATTGCAAGATTTTTAACCTGCCCCTGAACTCCTTGCATGGAGTTGCCAAGGCGGCGGATATTGTTTTCTCCGGTGACATTGGCTCGAATCCTGAGCATTGCCTCCATGTTCATGGCCATGGCTATGCTCCCTGCTTATTGATCACGGTCATCGCTGCGGCCTCCATGATTTGCAGGTCCTCCAGCAGCGCGCGCGGTTCCTCTACGTCGTACAGCTTAAACAGCCAGCGCACCGCTGCATAGTCCAATCCGATCACGCCACTCATCGTGGTGCGCCACTGCGTTTGAACACGGAGAAACATCTGCACCACCGGCCAATTCTCGGGCAGGATGCCGAAGTCTTCATCCGGTGGCGGAGGCAGATCCGGCAGATCAAAGCCGAAGGCCGCGGCATCGTCGGCGGTTTCGTCCACAACGCCACCGCCTGCCCAATGCTCAGCGGCCTCGATCAGTTTTTTCGCTTAGCTCCCTGCAGGCTCTCGAAGTAGGCCATCACCACAGCCGTCGCCAGCAGCGGAATGTCCAGCATTTGATCCAGCGCCTTCTGGCTGAAGGGCACATCCTTGCCATCGCCATCGGTCACACCAGACCAGCCGACCAGCACCTCCGCAGCTATCGCGCCGTCGATAATTTCGCCAGCCTCAATCTGCTGGCCAATCTCCCTGATGCGGCTCTGCGGGAGGCGCTTGAACTCCCCGTCGAAGGTCTGACGCTCATGGCGGCCACCATCGACAGGGAGATCGAATGCGACCGGCCACGAATAGGTGTCCGACTGTTTAAGAACAAACGCCAAGGTCAGGTGAAAGCGAGACTGAACTCATCATTGCCCGAACTGGTCGGAACCGCAATGAACGGCATGTTCAGCATCTGCACGCCATCCTGATCCGAATAGGTCAGGTTGCCCAGGTCGGACTGAGCAGTGGTCACCGTGGCGATGTTGCCGCCGGTGGTGCCGTGCTGGAAGGTGATGCTGCCGGTGCTGCTGCCGGTAGCGATCGTGAAGAAGTCCTTGGCCGTGATGGTCGGAGCTTCGATCACGATGGTGCCGCTGGGCGCCCGGTTGGTGATCATGATCTCCTTCGAGCAACCGACCAGCTCGCGATAGATCACGTCGTTGGCCATGCTGAAGTTGTAGCTCTGCAGGCAACCGCTGTAGGAGAAGGCGCTGAAGTTGGTGGTGTTGCCCTGCTTAAAGATCAGTGGGGTGGCTTGGTTGGCGTAGGTCGGAGTGGGCAGCGTCTCATCGGTCGGGGCGTTGTAGATGCCCGTCATGGTGAAGCTGATCACGGGGATCTGACCCACCTCGCCGTTGATCTCGAAGGTGCCGCGGCAGCCGGTCAGCTTGTGGCGGATGCCATCCTCGTGGTAGTGGATAGTCACCGAGCTGAAGCTGGTGCTCACAGGCGCATAGGTGGCCGAGGTGCTGGTCACCAGCGTTTCGCTCAGGCCACATGCCTTCAGGATCGGACCGTAAGCGGGAGCGGTGCCAGCGGTGCCAGAGCCAGCCAGCTCCACCTCGAAGCTCACCTCGACCCTGGTCTGAGCCAGCAGTTGATCGGCTTGCCCCATGTAAGGACGCACCAGGTCGCGGTTCACGGTCTCAGCAACCAGCGGCTGGATCTCGAGGTTGCGCACCAAGATGGCATTGCTCGAGCCGGTCGGGCTGGAGTCAGTGCCGTAGGTGCTTTCAATCTTCGCCAGAATCAGGCGCCGGCGTGTCAGAACTGAGGCCATTGGTGGCTACCTCGGGTTGTGGATGGGGAGCCGGCTGGGTCCGCTCGACGAGCTTTCGC